GTATCTCCTCCACCCACTTTAGAAGAACCAAAAATATTTTCGGCAGCTGCTAATTCTGGACCTATCAATGCTTTAGCAATTTCGCCAGCAGCACCCATTCTAGAAAGTGCAGATTGAGTAGCACCAACAATAGTCGCAGCTACACCAAATCCACCAAGTTTATTTAAAGGTAAGATTACTTCAGGGCCCTTTTCACCAACAAGCACCTTTGTTGGTTTTGTAACGATACCACCTTTAGCTGCTTGAGGTGTCTTATCTTTACTGAAAAATGGAGCAATCCAATCATATAATTTGGATCCTACATAATCCCCAAGAAAACCACCGATCAATGAAGAAGCACCAATGATTATGGGAGCAGCTGCAAGACCCACTCCAAAAGTTCCACCCGCTAAAGCTCCAGCACCTACAGTACCAATTGCACCACCAATGCCCTGGCCAATTGCAGCACCAACAGCAGAAGCAGCTGCTTTCCCAAGTGGTTCTCGGAAGATTAGTGTTCTAATAGCAAAATCAATGACAGGTCCAATAATAGGTATTTTTCCTAGAGCCTTAGATACCCCCTTACCCAATATCTTTTGCGATGCTTTTATACCAAATGCTTTTGAATTTCTGCCAAATTGTCGTAATGCAGATCTCTGCATATTTCTGGGCAGATTTTTTAATCCCTCTTCACCAAATCTTTTAATAAAAGCATCTCTACCAAACTTATTAAAATATCTTTTTTGTGCTTCTTTTAGTTGTGCTGGAGTTCTATTTGGTTTGCCACCAGGTTTACCGTTAGGACCGTCAGGTAGATCACCAGAATCACCACCAAAATTTAATGCATCCACCAAACCCAGAATGTCACTAACTAATGTCCATGGTTTTAATAGATATCCAAGTGCCTTGAAACCAGCAATACCAATTAATAATTGTCCCAATCCACCAAGTACTTCACCAAATCGATCTAAACCTTTCTTATCGCTACTCCCAAATACCTTTGCAAATCCACCCAAAACCGCTTCGGTGGATTTATAAGCAATATTAAATGCCCACTTAAAAACTTTAGAAAATGATTTAACGAATACAACTAATTTCTTTGTGTTATTCGGATTTGCCATCCACCTAAGAACTGTTTGTTGTATTACAAACTTACCAACAAACGATATGATTCCTGCAAATGGTCCAAAGATTTTCTCTAACCACCCAAGACTTTTCTTCTCTTTTTTTACAACTTCCTTAGAAACAGAATCCCCTTCTTTCTTACCAAAAGATTCTGATTGTTGTTCTGATTTCTGATCTCTCTTATATCCTTCCCTCTTCTTATTAAAATCTGATGATTTAAGTATGAACTTATTTTCATGTACAATGATATCGCGTATTTGTTGCTGGGTTTTACCCAAACCCTCCATCGCCATACCAATTCTATTGATTGCCAGCATAGTAACGCGGGCAGATTTGACCTGGGGAGATGCTCCACCAGTAATCTTTTTGCCGCCCGCGATGATTGTTGCCCCACCACCTTTCACAGAGATAGATGATGGATTAACAAACTTATATGGTTTAATTGTGCTGGAAAACATTAGAGACTTGTCCTACCCTTAACTTCCTTACTTTGTTCTTCATATTTTTTCCTTTGATCATCTAGATGACCAAGAAGTTTATTTACGTAGTAATCCTTTTCCCAAGGAACCATATTTTCCAAATCAGAATAAGACCACTTATGGTAATGTATAAGAGCAAAATTAGTCTCCAGATGACTCTCAAGAGTCGCGTGAAGTAGGGCTATGCGAAAAAACTTCCCAGACCTTCTAATTTAACGGTACTCTTAACAGATGTATTTGGATTCTCAACTTCAATATCATATTCTAGTTTTGGCATATTTGAAAAGAATTCTTGCAACTTGACAAATTGATCACTCTTCATACTGTCTAGAAACTCAAGAAGTTCCTTTTTCGTATAAGTCTTAACATCATGAACTTCATCACCCTCATAAATTTGATCCATACAAGTGATTGATAGATCAAAAATATTATCAACAGTAATCTCTTCACCAGTAAAATTCAATTTTACGAAAGTATCTAATGATGGATACTTCATAATCAAACCGACAGTATCGGTCAACTCAATTTTAGTCGAATGCTTCTCAGGCCAAGTTACTTCAATACTTTCAAGATCAATCTCAACTTCAACTTGAGTTTCATCGTCATCTGGACATGTGACCATAATTTTCGAAACTTCACCAATGGATTTGGATCTAATCTTCAAAAACAAATATTCAATATCAAATGTGGCAAGATCATCAACTCTGGATTTGAGATTTGTGCAGTTTTTAATAATTGTTTTTACTGCATTCATCATATCCTTTTCACCGCCCAGTTGCATAGCAGTAAGAAGAAGTTTTTCTTCTTTAACTAGAAATGGACGATATCTAACAGCTTCTTTTGATGAGGGCAATTCCAATTCATATTCAGGAACCACTAATTTAGGTAAAGGCATAATTACTCCGTAATGTAGTCATTCAGTAAAATTATTTAGTAGACTTCTATCACCTAAGTTTTCCAGTTCCATTTGCAGATGTCACAGGGGCGGCAGTTGTGCCATTTGAAGTTGCTGTCTGATCCGTTACGGGGGATTGTTGTCTATTTGTAGAAGCAACATTAGTTCCCTTAGAATCAACAACTTCACCAACACCAGTATTATTTGGTTGATAGAAACGATATCTTTCATAATAAAAAGATACTTCCATACTCATGGTTGCTGCTGGACCATTTGATAATTGAACATTACTAATGTTGAATGGAAATACATTTGATAAAACCCATGCACCAGTAACTTGATTCCACTTAACTGTTTCTCTGTTTCTTGGATCTATAGTAGAACTAACTTTATCGCTTGGTGGAATTACACCACCTCTTTCATATTTCATAATATCCATAAAAGGACAAACCGATTCGTTGTACCAAGAAACTCGATTTCCAGAATCTTCTGCCATATAATTCATCCACCTTTCAAAGAACATTCTAGTTTCCAATGATCTTGGTAAGGTAAAATTAATACTAATTTCACTAAAAGTTGTTCCAGTTGGGTATCTATACATCGCGCCAACTGTTTTTGCATCGCCAGTGGTTATCTGTCTGCTAGGAATGGTAACGTCATTAGCATAGTAACTTAACATTCTTGCCTGATCAGTTGCAGGTCCACCAAAAGAACCGCCAGAGGTATCACTATTATCTCCAGTAAAGTACGCAGCAAAAGAAGCACCACCAAATTTTTTGAGGATTTCTGGTTCTCCCCTAAATCGTACCCAATATAAATTATTGAAGGACGGTGGCTTTCTACTTGCAAAGGCTTTAAATCCCTGAAAACTATTTGATCCAGATCCTCTAGCAACCATTCGTTTATTTCTATAAATAGAAGTATTAAGTCCTAAATTATTTATGGCTTATAGTGGTCGTTTTACACCAGTAAACATTACCAAGTATAAGGGTGATTACCGCAATATCATCTATAGGTCTTCATGGGAATTAAAATTCATGAAGTACTGCGATTCAAATAGAAACATTCTTGAGTGGGGCAGCGAAGAATTAGTCATTCCTTATATTTCTCCAGTTGACGGAAAACGACATAGGTATTTTCCAGATTTTTATATTAAAGTTGTGGATAAAACGGGTAAAATAAAAAAATATTTGGTTGAAGTAAAACCAAAATATCAGACCCAAGAACCACAGACGAAAAAAAGAATAACTAAACAATATATAAATGAAGTGATTACATATTCAGTAAACCAAGCAAAATGGAAAGCTGCTGAAGAATTTTGTAAAGATCATTTGTGGGAATTTATAATACTCACAGAAAACGAACTTAAGGTTTAAATATGGCACCCAAAATTTATAAATATCCAGATTTACCTCCCGTTGGAAGTTCTGCAGATGCAGGATTAGAAGGATTAGGTATTAACTGGAATTCTGGTGGAGAAGGTCTTACTCAATGGGTAGACTATATTCAATTTTCTGCATACACCCCAAAATACGATGGTAGTGCTATTCTACAATCATTTGCTACAGAAGCACAGCAGAAATCAATAAGCAGCGTCAAAGAAGCCACCAAAAGTTCTGGAGAATCTGTATATCTATACATGCCCGCAAATGTATCAGTCAATTATACGGCATCTTACAATAATACCAAATTCGGTATGGGCGGCATGGCAGCTGCTCAAATGTTAGGTTCAACAGGATCCGCCGAAGAAGTTGCAGGAACATTAAAAAATGCTGCGGCAGGTGCAGTTCCAGAAGCAGGTTTTAAGGCAGTATCCGAGGCTGCAAATGCAATATCTCAGTTTATAGGAGTTGATGGTTCGGTATCTGGAAATGATCTGGCAGCAGTATCACAAGGAAGAATATTCAATCCATATGAAGAACAGATTTTTAATGGTATAACCTTTAGAGCACACCAATTTCAATTTAAACTAATTGCTAGAGATAAGAAAGAAGCAGAAGACATTGAAAATATTATTAAATTTTTCAAAAAAACCATGCTTCCAAGCTACAATCAAGAGATAGGAAACGCAACACAAGGTCCAGTACAAAAAAATGATCCAAAGGCATCCCCGCCTGGTGGCGGTACTGTTGCCGATAAACTAACACCACCATTTTCAAATATCAAAAATAGATACTTAAATGTTCCTGCAAGATTAATGGTTCAATTTGTAAGAATAAAGCGAAATGGGGCAGATCTTAAATATACTTCATCTTCAGCTGAAGCACTTAAATTATACCAATTTAAGGATTGTATAATTGATAGTTTTCAAGTTAATTATACTCCTGATGGTGGTTATGTAAATACTAATGATGGTTATGTTCCTGCCTTAGATATAAGTGTTGGGTTGAAAGAAATTTCTCTGGTCACTCAAGAAGATATACCAAACGGATTCTAACATGGCAAATTACTTTTCATACGTACCCAATATTAGGGTAGGAATACCAGAACATAATAGTTCAATAAAGAACTATGTAGAAATTAAAAATCTCTTCAGAAGAGTTAAATTTCGCACGGAAACACTTCGAAATCTCACATATTTCGAAAAGTATAGTATTCCTGGAGATGATAAACCCTACAATGTATCTTACAATTTTTACCAAACGCCAAAGTACGAATGGGTAATTCTATTGTTGAATGATATTACCAATGTATATACTGACTGGCCGTTATCTCAAAGAGAATTTGAAATAATGATTTCTAAAAAATATGGTACTCAAAGTGAAAGTGGGATCCATCACTGGGAAACAAATATAATCAAAGATCTAGATGGAAATGTTATAGTTCCCGCAGGAATGGTTGTTTCTGAGGATTTTACACGAAGATTGGGAAATACAATATTAAGTGGAGATGAGTTGGTAACTGCAGTTAGTTATTATGAATATGAGGAAAGGTTGAATGAGTCAAAGAGACAAATCTATCTCCCATATCCAGACAGAATGTTTGCAATCACAAATGAATTGACATCACTACTACAGTATTATTCTAGTGTTGACACTAAAGACTTAGGAAATGATACTAAGAATTCTGGCGATGATGACTTCTATACATTTAAATATTTCACTTCTGGAATTTCCAAATAAAAAAGAGGGTCATTGACCCTCTGTAACATTTCTTAACAAACCTCCAGGATTTTTTACTGGGGGTTTTTCAATCAGTCTTCCTCAGCCAAACGGGCAAAATAGGAAAGATCATCATCCTCATCGTTATCGAACTTAGGGAGAGCAGGTGCAGGAGCAGCACTACTTACAGTAGAACGAAATGAACTGACCTCTTCATTCCAACTAGTTGGAGCAGAAGGAGCAGATCCCATCTCTTCATCTTCAGTTTCTTGATCAACCCTACGTGCAGTTACCCGAGTATTCAAAACTGCATTCAAACGTGATTCAAGTTCCTCAAAAGTCTTGAAGTTGGATTCATTAGTAAACTCCGTCAGAGAATACTCCTTCTTCCAGATTGCTTCAAGTTGGTCATCACCCAAGTTACCAAGAGTACCAGGACGAGAGAACTCAGACTTGTCATAGTTCCAGTAACCATCAACCTTACGAATCTTCACCTTGAAGTCAGCACCTTGCCAGAAATCAAAGGGATTGATAGGTGTTTCATCTTTGAATTCGGGTTGCATTGCTGCCATGATCTTATCAAAGATCTTCTTGCCGAACTTATAAAGGAAGACACGACCCTCATTCTCAGGATGAGCAGGGTCTTCTACCACATAGATGTTTGCATAGTAAGACAGTTTACGCTTCTGCTTACGTGCGATTTCTTTATCAGCATCACTACCACTATTCCACAGTTGACGATTCATTTCCCCAACAGGATCCTTCCTGTTAAGAGTAGTCAAACTGTTCTCAATATACCAACCTCCAGGACCTTGGAAGGCATGACCCCAAACCTTTGTCCAGGGAATATCTTCACCATCAGGGGCAGGAAGGAACCTAACTACTGCATAACCATTACCCGATTTGTCCATTTCGGGTTTCCAAAGACGCTCATCCGCACCATTACTAGCGCCCTCTGGTTTAGAAATCTTTTCGACTTCTTTAGTAAGTTTTTCGAAAGCAGAACCAGACTGCTTCTTAAGAGATGCAAAAGACATTCGTATTACTCCGTATTTTTTGTATTTGTTGGATTGTCCGTGTGTCATACCAACAAAGGTATGATACCACTATTTAGGGTCCTTGTCAAGGGACTCCAGCACGGCGTCTAGGTATCGAGTCATAGCGTCCAGAGACTCAGACAGGTTAGTATACCCAAACATATTCGTGATTAAATCAATTCGATGTTTCATATCCGAAGCATCTTCATCTTCCCACGAAGATAATTGCAATCGCGTGTAAAATAATTTTTGTTTTTCTATTAGTTCTTTAGTTTTTAAGATATGTTTTTTTGCTTGATCGCTAGGCAGGTTACTAATTTCTTCTGCAGTCTTTTGCAAATCCACATATGTATCGTAAATGGATTGTAATTGTTCTTGAACAATATCCGAGTTAAAAAAGCTCATACTTTTTCTTGAATTGTTTTTAATATGATTGACTTATATTTTTTACAATCAATCTGTAGAAAGGGAGTATACTTTATTACTTGAGTTCTAACCTGTTGCCAAATTGGATCTGTTAACGTTTTATCAATTCTTTTAACATATCCTAAACAATTCTCAAAGACAACCAAGGTCTCTATACTGATTTCTTTTCTAAGATATGATGTGAGAATTATTGGGTGGCGACCCCTAGAACAAGCAAATAAATTATCAAAGTTCTCTTCGTATGGAGATTCAATGTTATCTAGAAGAGAACTAAGTTCCTCTCTAAAAATATATAGGAAACTCTGTTGTTTCCTTTTCCATTCTTGGTAGTTTGTTTCTCCCGAAGGACGTATAATATCCTTGATGTATCCTTTGTTATCACTGATAAAGTTTGATACGAAATACTCTTGTATTCTATCACGTTCGTACTTAGATGCAATCTTTTTAAAAAAATAGGAGTCATTCCGTTTGTCGAATGACCCCTGACTTGCTCTAGTTTTTCCATTAAATCTAAAGTAATCGTAGTCATCTTTAGTGAAGTGAAGTTTCAGTGCAAGATACATCTGATAAACTTCAAACCCCGTCATACTGGTAAGATTCCCCTAGAAGTTTTTTTCATGTAGTTTAAATTTTGAGCTTGGTATTTAATTTTTTCCTTAAGTGGTTTTGAAATTAACTTAGATACTGTCTCAATTTCAATTTCATTTTCCTCACAGTAAGAAACGACTGCCTCAATATAATTTACCAATCCACCAGATTCTTTAACAATTCTCTCAATATCTTCAGAGAATTTAACTGGTGTTAGAAACTTATCTTTCGAAGAATCGTTACTCTGCATTAAGCCTACCTCTAGTAAAAGCATCAATATACTCCTTTAATAATGTAAAATAATAATCTAAATTGGTCTTTTCAATCACTTGGCAATGACCTTCTTCCGTCGCAATAATAATAACAATTTTCTTTGGTTGTATTCCTGTTCTTTCATAGAACATTGCTGCATATGCAATTGCTTGCACAAAATAATTTTCAATCCACTCTTCCTTCTTTTCTTTATCGGAAGTTTTAAAGTCAATTACAGCAAGTTCGCCATCAAACTCAGCAATACAATCAACCCTACCAGCAATACGAAGGTAATCAGAATAGAGAGCCCCTTCCAACACATGAATATTATTAATCCTATCAAGAATAGGTTTCGCAAGTTGAAAAAGCGTGAAAGGCAAAGGATCGTAATTATTACTATCAACAGGTTCATTTTTTAAATATACTTCTGCGATACTATGAAATGCGCTACCTCGTTTAGTTGCTCTTCCTGTTTTTCGATCTGCTACTTCTGGTCCAACTCTTTGTCTCCATTCTTTAAAGAATGCAGCCTTCTTATATGAAGTTACAGTTGTGATAGAAGGGTATTCAACACCCTCAGCAACAGGATAAAAACGTTGACCGTTCTTATCTATAGATTCAATATCAGAAAGTTTAACAGGAAGATCAACAAATTTAAACATCAGAATCCTAAATTCAATTTACTAATAATATAGTTGCGTACAAGTCCAGAACGAACAATGTCATCAACACCGAACTCAACACAACAGAATTCTTCCATCGTCTCAAGAATTTTCATGAAGTCTAGGACTCCATTTCTCTCATTCTGTTTGATTAAATCAGATTGAGTAACGTCACCAGAGAAAACAATTTTAGCATCTTGACCAACACGAGTAATGATAGAATCAAGTTCATGAAAGTTGAGGTTTGCAAACTCATCAACAATAATGATGCAACTATCCAGAGTAACTCCACGAATATATGAAGTACTCCAGAATGAAATAGTTTCTTGCGTTCTTAGGTTATTATACAACATTTCGAACGCATTGTCATCAGGCATTTCGAACATATACTTTACCATATTCTTATATGGAATTTGATAAAGTGCCGATTTATCCTCATGATCACCAGGGAGGAATCCAATTTCTCTAGTAGGAACAAGAGAACGTACAATGTAAATCTTTTCATAAGGAGTATTGGGATTCAATACTTCTTTGAGTGCAAGGTAAAGACTAATAAATGTTTTACCAGTACCAGCACAACCATGTAGAACCAAATGCTTGTCTTCAGACCAACAATCAAATACAGATTTTTGCGAATCTGTTAGTGGTTCAATATTGAGAAGATGATCCGTATTAATCGGTTTCTTTCTTCTCATCTGTTTTGCGCTCATTCCTGCAGGTACAACTGCATTATCATTCCTCTTTTTTACTGGCATACTACGTGAATCGAGAAAGGTTTGCTCTAGGGTGTGCTTCTTGCACTTTAGTCATTACCTCTTTAAAACCATCAGACTGTTTAGGATTTCCATAAGTAACTCCACCACAACCAACAGACCAATCTTTATCCCATTCAGGATTATCTTGTCTCCACTGATCATATTCATTCATACTCATATACAATTCTTTGGTTTCACCAGTCGTAGCATTTTTAACGGGATATGTAGGCAAGATGCACCTCCTTTATTTAGTGTTTAGTACTTGAGTTTGGTTTACGAATTCTTTTTTAAGTTCCTTACGGATCTTTTGGTAGAAATCTAAAATATCATGATTGTTATTGTAGACAAGTCCACAGTCTTTCGCAATTGCAATTACTTCTTGATTATTCATTAATCGATCCTCAGACAAGGTTGAACATCTTCACACTCACAGTTACCAGTACACCATCCAAGTGCTTCCGAAACCGAAGGAAATTGGCAGATAAAAAGTTTTTTGGCGAGTTGAGCAACTTCCATGTGCTCCAGTTGGGTTCCATTCTTCTCACGAAGACTGATATAATGTATCCAGGAACGGCACGAGCCAGTCATATAGAGTTTGGTTGGGGTGTTCTGTGGAAGCACCTTACGGGCACACTCCTTTGCCACTCCTGCGGTTAGCATATCATCATACAAATCCATCACATCAGCAAAGAGATGCTTGATACGACGTTCAAAACTTCTCTTCAGTTCTGGTTCAAGGTCATTAGTAGAATTCTGACGATTCTTTGTATCCTGCTTACGAAGTTGTGGGACAGGAATTTCATCTGCAAGAAGAGATGCATCAGCATAACGTTGTGAGAACTGCTGATATGTGAAACTTCTATGACGAAGAATTTGAGTTGCAATATCTAGAGTTGTTTCAATCTCTAGGGTCATTGTTGATTGCTCAAACACAGACCAGTGATTATGCTCGATGCAATACTTCAGAAGTTTTGCATAGTTAGGATTCTCTTGATTAGCTGGATTGGAAACTCTGGCAATGTAGGCCATTGTTTCTTCTGCATCAGGAGTAACTGATATCAAACATACTTTAGTCATTTGTTTTTTTACCTCTCAAAATTCTTGCGACGATGACGATCCCAAGGGATTCAACGTAACCTATCTTACCAAGATCAAATACTTTTGTCAAGGACACATTAAAAGCAAACATAAACAAGAATGGAAGAATCACTAAGTATGTGAGCATCCCAGTTAAAATATTATTTACAGTTTCAACTGACTTTTCTTTTTCAGCAATTTCTAATTCCTTTTCAATTTCTTCAATTTGTTCTTGTGCTGGTCCTCTAGGATCCAAATATACAGTAGTTTTTTTACTCATTTTCTCTTCTTTTCTTCTTTCTTAGGCACATCCCAAAGTTTAGGATTTGTCCTACCTTCAGTTTGCTTAAACGAAATTAAGTCGTTTCTATACCTATCCCAATAGTAATCAAAAATTTCTACTTTTTTATCGGGAATTACAATATCATAACAAATAGAACCATCAAGTTTATACTGAACTACATAAGCAGTATAAGGTAACGACCTATCATTTGCTAGTTCAGGATCACAATTTTTATGTAAGATCTTCATTAACTACGACCACCCCATTTAATTTGGGGAAATGCTTCCTCCACTACGGCTTTAGTGATTCGATATTTTTTCTGAATTTGTTTATCTTTGACTAGAATTAGAAGTTCTGCTTCTGAAACATGAAGTCCTTCTAGCATACGAATAAACATTTCTTCTCGTTTGAATTGCTTAATATTATCTGCACCACCCCTAATAAAGTAATACAGTTTTGAATATTCTCTTTCCAAAACGGTATGTTCTGTTCCAGCAGGAGCTTCATTTGCCTCAAAGGGAACTTCTCCTTCTGGAATCATGGAGATAATACTTTCATCGTAGTTCCAAATCAAAAGACTACGAAGTGCTTGCGAATTATTATCTTGAAGGATTTTAATTTTTTCTGCTTTGGTTTTAGCGTTTGATACTTTCTGCAAAATTTCAGAAATAAGCAAACGGTTGCTTGTGTTCATGGACATTTCAAAACTCCTCAATTTTATCAAGTAAAGTAATAAGTTGGTTGTTCACAAAATAATTATACATTTTGTTTCGTGGAGCTGCACTTAACGAATCATAAGACTCTAAAATCTTCTCTTCAACCTCTACAGGTATATAGGAAAAATCAATGAGGGTCTGATTACGTTTGTAGTATTCAAGTTGCTCATCAGTACAGAATTGTTCTGGAGAAAGTTTAGTAATTTTATCCAAGTTTTTTTTCTGTAATGGACGTTGCCTCTTACCCTCCATAAAAGTATTATCGGGAGAAAGATAGTTGGGAATACCATCAGACTTATCGCCCTTAAGAATGTGCTCAAGAATATATTGAGATGGATTCATACCAGAAACAAATTTTTTCATCACTGGATTATATTGCCTTAACCAAGGATACTTCTGCAGTTGAATAAAATCTTTGTCTCCAGAAAGGATTAAGACCTTTTCAACTGGTTGCATATCTTTTTGCAACCTAATATTTTTAAGTGCAACAACTTTTGTTAGTACAGAAATAACGTCATCTGCTTCAGCACCATCAACTTCCATAACTTTGTATGGCATATTCCCACGAATTTCATCTCGAAGTTCATTCAAAACTTCAAAGATAGAACCCCAATTAAAACTAGATTTTTCTCTATCTTTCTTTCGTGTTCCTTTGTAGTAAGGAAAAAATTCACGTCTCCAATAACGTTTGGAGTCATAACAAAGGACCAGTTCGGAACCATAGTCCCCATTAAACTTCTGGATATACATCCGAAGAGAATTGAGTACCATGTGCCGCACTAGTCCCTTATCAAGTTCTTTCTGTTCAGAAAGTTGTATTTGAACCATAAGATTGGAAATCATCACCTGGTTCATGTCGATAAGGATCATTTTAGATTTTAGTCATCTTCATCCTCAATCATATCATCCTCGTCGCCAAATGTCAAGTAGATTAGTTCGTCTCTTAAGACATTGCCATCTTCGTCAAGCATCTCTGGATGTGTAATGGATTTTGCATACCCAGCGTTTTGATACCAGGCATCAAAAAGATTATTAGCAAACCAACCAGCCATAAAGGCAACTATAAAAGTTCCTATTGTTAGAAAAAATGATATGTAAATAAACTCTAAATTACCCATGGGTTCCTCCTAATTACAGTACAATAACGAAACCCAACCTCCGAATTTGAATTACGTAGATATTTATGAACTATACCCAACCCATTGCTCTAAAATATTGAACGGATTCAGTACATCCACCAAGACGTAGATCATCACAAAGAACTTGAGGAAATGTAGATCCCTCCCCAAATTCAGAATAGAATTGTTCTTTAGTGAAGTGTGTTCCTAAAATATATTCTTGAAATGTTGCACCCTTGCCACCTATAACAGTTTTGATTTTTGTGCAATAAGGGCATCCTTCCTTTGTGTACACAACCAATTTTTTATTCTGCATTGCCATTGTTACCTCCAA